CGTTTTTGGGCTCTGGCACAACCATCATCGCCTGCGAGAACCTTGGCCGCAAGTGCCGCGCTATTGAGATCAGCCCGGGATATGTGGCCGTAACCCTGCAGAGGTGGGCGGATGCAACCGGCAAGACGCCAGTGCTGTTAAGTAAAGAATAATTATTGGTATGAGTATTTATACTGTGAAATTCCTGTGATATGGCTAACCCTGAGTCATTAAAACCGTTTACGAAGGGCTACGACCCACGCCGCAACCGCAAGGGCCGCCCCAAGTCATTCGACGCCCTGCGTGCGCTGGCCCAGCAGATTGCCCGCGAAGAGGTGCAGATGACCGATGGCACGTATATGAGCCGGGCGGAGTTGATCCTGCGGGCGTGGACGGTGGACAAGAACCCGCTCTATCAAAAGGCGTTTCTCGAGATCGCCTACGGCAAGGTGCCGGACAAGATCGACCTCGGCGGCAATGTGGCCGTGCCCAAGACATACGCGGAGTGGGTAAAGATCGAAACGCAGCGGAAGAATGGAGAACGTTGATCACCGTGAAGATTGGAACCGATTCGCAAGGGACATCCTGCGCGTCCGGCTTGACCGGGAGCAACGGCGGATCGTTGACAGCGTGCAGTACAACCGGCGCACGTCCGTGCGGTCTGGGCACGCGCGCGGTAAAGACTATGTGGCGGCGGTAATATCGCTATGCTTTCTCTACAACAAATATCCCAGCAAGGTCATCAACACCGCGCCCACCGGGCGGCAGGTGTCCGCCATTATGATGACGGAGATCAAGCGCATCTGGCAGAACGCGGTCAGTCTGGGCGGAGAGGTGCAGTCAACCCGGATCATCATGCAGGACGATCCGGACTGGTTTATGATCGGCTTCAAGGCGTCCGACAGGTCGCCAGAGTCGTGGACAGGCTTTCACTCGCAGAATATACTTGTTGTTGTCACCGAGGCGAGCGGTATTGAGCAAGACACATTTAACGCGATCGATGGAGTTTTAACCGGCGAAACGTCGCGCCTGCTTTTGATCTTCAACCCAACTCGAACAACCGGCGAAGCGTACAACTCAACTCGCAGTCCTCTTTACTCAAAGCATCGACTAAATTGTCTCAACGCCCCGAACGTGCGGGCAAAAAAGATATTGATCCCCGGCCAAGTTGACTATGAGTGGGTACGGGAAAAGATCGGGATGCCTGGCTGGTGCCATGAGATAGCCGCAGAGTCAGCCGATCCGGTCACAATGCACGACTTCCGTTTTGATGGTCTGTGGTACAGGCCAAGCGATCTGTTCCTTGTCAAGGTTATGGGTGAGTTCCCGCGTGAAGGCGAGTCGCAGCTTATTCCGATGGCGTGGATCGAGGCGGCCAACAACCGCTGGCAAGAACGCCGCGAGACTGCAGAGCGCAAGGCTGGCGAGCAAAGGCTAGGCGTTGATGTGGCTGGCATGGGCAACGACAAGACGGTATTCTGCAGGCGTTACAATAATTTCGTTGATGCTTTCCGCGTGTACAGCCGCTCCGATCACATGGAGACCGCCGGCAGGATCAAGAACACGCTGCTGCCACACACCAACGACGTGGCGTTCATCGATACGATAGGCGAGGGGTCTGGCGTGTACAGCCGATGCAAGGAGCTGGGGGTTAGGGCGGTGAGCGCAAAGTTTAGCGAGGGCACGAATGGCCGCCGGGATCTTACCGGCCAGAGGGAATTTGTCAACATGCGCGCGTGGTGTTACTGGGCGGTACGCGACGCGCTTGATCCAAAGCTGGGCGGCGATCTTGCACTTCCGCCGGATGACGAGCTGGCGCAAGAGTTGACCGCGACGGAATGGGAAGTGCGGTCGGATGGGAAGATTAAATTGATAGACAAAGATAAAATCAAGGAAGCGATAGGCCGAAGCCCTGACAAGGCCGACGCCGTGGCCCTGAGTTATTGGCCATTATCAAGAGCATGGGGTTTCGTAGCCAAAGGAGTACGATGATGCGAAAAGTATTTTTGCTGTTGCTGTTGACCGCCGCCGTGTGTGCGGCTCAATATCCCACATCGCAGGAGGTGGACAACTGGAACCATAATTGGGACGTGGCGAGCATCGACACGCTGCACGTAAAGGCCGGAACGGACACGTTGTTGTTGTCCGGCGTGCGCCCCGGGTACAATGTGATCGTGCAGTCCATCAGCGGGGACGTCAACCTTAAGCTGCATTCCCTCTGGGCGCATTGGTGGGTTGTCCCCGACGCAACCGCCTTCACGTTTTCGGGAGGCAAGCGCGACACGCTATTTCTCACGACCGGCGAGACAGACAGCTCCGTCGTGCAGGTGATGTGGACGTCCTACAAATAAGAGGCGGCTATGGCGTTTTGGGATAAGTGGTTCAAGAAAAAGCCGAAGGCCGCAAACACAAAGCCCCTGGTCGCCGCAGCGGGCAAGCCGCAGACCCGCGACTATTATGATAATCTGTTCATGCAGTTCGGTGGGTACATCCAGCTCAAGGGCTCGCTGGATGTGTACGATATGATCCGCGAATTGCTACCGATCTGCGACGTGGCTCCCATCAAGCGCGCGCGGCTGGTGGGAGACTTTCGGCTGGATGGACTTGGCAACAAGAGCGTGCAGGATGCGCTGGATAATTTCTATCGCAACGTGCGCGTGGGCTTTAACGCGCGCGGCTGGCGGTCAGCGCAGGGCCAGATATTGGACAGCGTGTACAGCAAGGGCTTTTCCGTGCTCGAGATCGTGGCGGATGAGAACCTGCGCAATTTCGCGCGGCTGAAAGTATGCCGGGCCAATGACTTTCGTTTCCGCACCAACAAGGCCGGGGATCTGGAGCTTGTGCAGGTGCTGGCGGATAGTGTGGTGCCGATCGTGCTGGAAAAGCAAGACCTGATCAAATACGTGGCGTTTGACTTGCGCGACGGCCATCCGCAGGGCGTGTCCATGTTCTCCTCGATCCCGTTTCTCGCGCAGATACTTGTCCGTATCCAGTGCGCCGTTGACAACATGATCTGGCGCGTGGGTGATCCTACTATGGTGGGCTTTTACACGCCTGGCGACCAGGAGACTCCGGATGACGCGCGCGCGATGGCGGAGGTCTATCAGCAGAACATCACCACAGCAATGGAGACGCGGCGCAATGGCGGGGTGAGTGATCTGTGTTTCACCACCGGGCCGGGCGGCAATTTCCAGATCAAAGTGCTGGGCGGCGACAACAAGCCGTTCGACATGTCCATCCCATACCGCACCATCGCCGAGCAGACCATTGCCCGGTTCGGCATGCCGCCGATGATGTACGGGCTGTCGTGGAGCACCACCGAGCGCATGGCATCGCAGCAGCTTGATATGCTGGTTGCCGAGATCGAGAATGACCGGTGGGCGATGGATGCGACCATCGAACAGATCGTTGACATGTACCTGATCCTGAACGGCATGGCCGGCGCGAAGTGGAAGCATGAGTGGTATCCGGTCAACCTGCAGGATCAAGCGGTAGTGAGCGCGACCCGGCTGCAGAACGCGCAGGCGTTCACGGCTGAGATCGCCAACCAGTTTGCTCTCCGTGATGCGGGGTTTGTGACCGATGATGACGTGCTGAATTTCCTGCTCGAGTCCGGGGAGATATTGGAAGAAACGATAAAGCGCGTTGGCCGCGAAAAGATATTGCTTGACGCGGCTGACAAGTACAGTAAAAAGCAAATAGAGAAATGGGCGAGAATCATCGCCGAATAGGAGAAGGGGTGAGGTACAAAGCGAAGCATGGATAGGAGGAGAGATGGACAAAGAAATTGATGTTGTGGTTCCGAGCGCCGAGCAAGACTGGCTGAAAACAGTAATTTTGCAGGCCGTCGCAGCATTCGAGAGTGTGACCGGTGCCTGCATTGGCGAGGTGTCATACAAGGGCGGACTGTTCAACCCTCTTTATGAGGGAGCAAAAGACTTGTTACAGATAACGTACAAGATCAAATGACAGACCTCCGCCACATATCTATCACCAAGGGCCTCGAACCGCCTGTCGATGAAGCCGCCAAGTTTTTCGGGTTCGGCTGTTGCGACCACCACAAACAGCCGTCCATCACAGAGCTTGCTCTTGCAGCCAAGCCGCACCGGTGGAAAGAGTTGCGCGAAGAACAGCGTGAGGCGTTCGCCGACTACATGCTCCTTGTGACTGAGTATGAGATCGACATGCTGGCGCTGTTGCGTCTGCCAAAGATCGAGGCCGTGCGCGAGTATGCGCTGACCGGGCAGGGAAACGAGACCGGCAAGTTTGCTTTTGACAGGCGCATGCAGGACGGCATCCAGCGGATCATCGCCGAGTGGATGTCCGCGCTGTTCGGCAAGCGGAAAAAGATCGTTGGCCTCAAAGCGGATGATGATTTCCCGGTGTTCGACCAGCACGCGGGCCGGGCCTACGTGATTGGAGCCGAGCGCACAAAGAAAGAATTGATCGCGCAGTTACCCGAAGGCCTGCCAGACGAAGCCGTTGCCGGCATCATGCTTGACCCGGAAGAACGGTATTACAAGGCGATGGTAACGACAGCGATGAAGAATGTGCGCCGCCGGTTCGAGAAGGACGCATATAAGCAGCTTGTCAAGGCACTTGTGGACATGGCGAATAACGGAGAGTATCCGCTCAAAGTCGCTCGCTACCTCCACAAGAAATTCGAAGGCGAGGCATGGTACTGGAACCGGCTGGCGCGGTCTGAGGCCGTGCTTGCGACCAACGCGGCGCACAACGCGATGGCCGAAAAGAACAAAACGAATTTCGAGAAATGGTCAAGCGCGCCGAACGCCTGCCCGATCTGTGCGCACTTTCACGGGCAGGTGTGGAAACGCGGCGAGGGCCCGGAGCCGGTTGCGAGTACGCACCCTCATTGCGGGTGCACCCGCATCCCGCTCTATTCGTGGGGCGGCGCGGTACAGGAGCCGTTCAACCGAGATCCGTATGAGGACAGATACACGCCGGATGAGCTGGCGTTTTTCCGAGACAACCCAGGGGCCAGAGGATAACAATGCAGGAGACAGGAAACAGTGCAATACACTTGCTCGCGTTGCGGGGGGAAAGTCACCTGTGCGAATGACGCACAGACTTTGAGGCTTGTCAAAAAAAGAGACCATCGATGCCCGCTATGTTTTACGGTTATCGCGGACAGGAAGTACAAGCGCAACATCAAGGGCGGCCTCACGCTGTTCTCACCGATGGACAGCATGATGGGCGACCGGGTGGTTTTCGAGTCGATCTTGCGGTGGTACAAGCTGGAGAACCCGGACGAAAAGATAAAGTATCTGAACCACTGCGACCCGGTTGCGATGATCCTCCGATACAACCCGGTTAAATTCTTTTGGGCCAGCACGACAAACCTGCTGGACTGCCCAAAGCATAAGAGCATCATCCGGTACAACGTCGCGCGCGAGGCGTCGGCTCTGGCCATCAAGGGACATTACCCGGCTCTATGGTTCAAGCCGAAGAAGGTTGACGTGAAGCCGTTTGGCCGGTATATCTGCTTCAGCGCTCGGAACATCGCAAAGGCTGGGTGGAAGAACGCCGAGCCGTATATTGTAAACAGGATGTATATTCACTTCGACAGGCTCGTTCGTGAGGGCGTTATCGATAAGGTGGTGTTGATCGGCATGGACGAGCCTATTGACGGGGTGTACGAGCCGACTGATGAATTTGTAATTGACACGCGCAAGAAGCTGAAGCTAGAAGAGTCGGCCTATATATTAAGCAAGGCGTTGTTGACCGTTGGCAAAGATACCGGCACCATGCACCTTGCCTCTGCGGCCGGTTCGCCGGTGATCGCGTGGGGCTACACAGAGGCCGAGTGGAAGGTGAAGGCGCCCCCGGGTCGGGCGGTGTGTCTGATGAAAGAGGAAAGTAGAGTGGCGCGAATAGTCGAAGAGATCAATAAAGCGTTGGGAGTGGAGCTATGAGGAAACTACTTGTCGGTACTGGATGGTGTGCGCACAAAGAGGGTCACAATGACCCGCGACGGTCTGCGCGTCAGGGAGATGTAAATTATCTTGATAATTAAGGGACATATACACTTCTGGCCGTTCGGCTGCGGACGGCTGCGGCCCATCCCGTTGGAGCAAGAGATATTTTACGCGCAGCATCTCACAGATGAAGAGTTGGACAAATTCAAAGAAAGGTTACAGCTATGAAGAAATTCGGTGTTGACTGGCGGTTCTGTCCTGAGTGCCAAAAAATTCAGCATTACATTGTCAACGACGTTGCGACCGGCACGGCTACGGAGTGGAGCCATTGCGATCATGACTATCGGCCCAACAGCGCAAAGGCGGTGCTGGAAAACCAGGCCAAAGAGCTGGCGGAGCTTGGTCTGCCGCCCTATCCCGTGCGCACGTACCAGAGCCCGCAGGAGCTGGAGGGGTTTATCAAGTTTGCCGGTCACTTCTTGCCGCCTCTCCCGGTGATCGTAGAGATCGGATCGTTCCACGGCGGCACTGCGCGCAGGATCGCGCGTGCGTTTAACCCGTCAAAGCTGATCTGCGTCGATAGGTGTTTCGACTTCTGGATGGCGGATGATCTGGAGTGCATCAAGGTGCTGGGCGACAGCGTGGAGTCTTTGGAGAAAGTCAAGCAGGCGCTTGGCGGGCAGGAGATCGACCTGCTGTTCATCGACGGCGATCACAGCTACCGCGGCGAGATGGCGGACTATCGCGCATACTCTCCGCTCGTGCGCGACGGCGGGGTCATCGCGCTGCATGATACGCACTCGATCCCGGACGTGGGAAATGTGTTCTCCGAGCTGCACGGCAGGGTGAAGGTGGACATTTTTTCGTACCAGGGAATTGGCTTTGTCGTTAAATGATGGCATATAATTTGCAATAACTTGGGCGGAATGGAGGGTGTTGATATGCCATATAAAGTCTGTGAACATTGCGGGGCCAATATGTGCTACCCAAAGGGCGGAAAGCCTCAGTGCATCTGCAAAAAGCAGGCTCTCGTTGCGACTGTCCGCAACGTGGAAGCCGAAATTGTGGGAAAGCAGGCTACTAATGGAGTTGATACGGGAGATTCGCTGTCCGGACTGCGGAAAGGTGCTGTTAGAGGTCGAGCCGCCCATAAGCGGCGTGATCTGGAAAACATGCCCGGCATGCAGGACAAAAAAGAGGATGAAGTTTAACGTCATAGGAGCAATTCAGTTTTGCGAGGGCGTGCGGGTCTGCCGCATACCTGAGCCATAACATATTCAGCGCTTCGTTGCAAGCCCATTCGGTCTGTTGACCGGGTGGGCTTTTTTATTTTCGGGAGTGGGAGAGATGATCAAAGGTGCGAAGTCAACCCAGACCAACGTCAAGGCGGTCACGCCGACAGCCGACGAATGGGACGCGATTAAGGGACGGATGCTGAACCCTGACCGGTTCAAGGCTGAGGACGTGCGCGTGTATAAGAGCTGGCTGGCAAACAACTACCCGGATCGTTCGCGCGAACGGTTTACGCTCGGCATCCTCAAGGTGTTTGCCAAGACTCTGCCGGGCAAGTCCGTGCTGTTCAACGGTCACGAGTGGGGGCCGCCGGGTTCCGGGCGTTGGTTTGACGCAAAAGTTGTGAAAGTGACAAAGGAAGAGGTATTAGCAAATATCGGTTTCGCTCCTTCCAAAAAGTTTTTGAAACAGCTCGATACGATTGACGCATCTGAGGGCCTGTCGTTTCTGGAAGCAAAGTTTTACACGCTCGCCAGCAACCCGGCCACGGAGGCGCTGGATGCCGGTATCATGCGCGACATGAGTATCGGATTCCGCGCTGACGAACTCAGGGCGGTCAGCGATCAGGGCGGCAACCTTGAGTGGAAGGAATATCTTGCAACGGACAAGGCCGGGAGTGAGGCGCTCGAAGGATCGTTTGTCTTTCTCGGCGACCAGTACGGTGCAGGTGCGAAAAAAGAATTTTCACAAGATGACCATGAGGAGCAATACATGAATCTGAATTTCAAATCCCTCGGCTTGGCTATTACGGTCAATCCCGAGGACGAATCCAGCGTAAAGATGCTGATCGAGCAGATCGAGGCTAAATGCGCGGCGATGGCCGAGCAGGTGCAGACCGCGAAAGGCGAGCTGGACAAATTCAAGGCCGCGCTTGGTGATGCCAACATCACCGAGGAGCAGGCCAAGAAAATCGTAGCCGACGCGAAAGCATACGCTGACCAGGCCGTCGAAGAGGCGGTAAAAGTCGGCGCTGCGTGCGGCATGATCGCCAAAGAGAAAGTGGACGAGCGGCGCACAGAGCTGAAGGCCATGCCTGTCGAACAGGTCAAGGTCTGGCTCGAAACGTACAAGAAAATCTGGAACGACCGCAACGGCGCGTCCGGCAAGTTGGCCGATCCAGATCCGGAAGGAAAGTCGGACGAAAAGACCGTGAAAGTGAATGTGCCGGCCAGTGACTATTAATAGGCCCGGATGAAAGCGAAAATCATCAATCATTTTTGAGGAGTAACAAATATGGCTCTGCGATCTTTGGGTGGCCCCGTTTTGGGCGGTGTGGTTCTTCCTTGCATCCCCGCGACGGATCTCATCACCACCATCACTGCAGCGAAAGCTGCAAACACCATCAGCACGACCGTCATCGGCATGCTGGTGAAATTCACTTTTTCCAACAACGACGAAGTGGATCAAGCCGACACCGGTGAACCGTTCGACGGCGTGATCGAGGACGTGATCGAGGACAACCTTAACACGTGGATCGTTTCCGTGCGCGCGCTGCGGTTCTCGGATAAGAGCGGCAACCGTCACCCGGTGCATTCGGTCGGTGAGTACCTTTACACCGGCAGCCCGGCGCTGCAGGACGCGGTTGTTGTTGACACCACCGCAGCCATGACCGTCAAAAAGGCTACCACCTACGGCGACGGCGCGATCCTGTCCATCGACACGACCAACGCACTCGTGAAAGTCCTGATGGACTAAGCGCTGGCGGCTTTCCAATTCACAAAAATTCTCAATCTTATTCTGGAGATAAAGATATGTTGGAAGTGACCAAAGCAGTCCTTGACAAAATCAAGGGCATCACCTTGACGGCGGACATGCACTCCGACGCCGAGGCCAAAGGCATGTCGTTCGGAAAGTACCTGGAGGAGCTGCTTGTTTCCAAGGGCATCGAGTCCGACTATGCCGGTGTGTCGAACAGTGAGCGCCAGCGCTCCAAAGCCATCGCGCGCAGCCAAGGCAAGACTGTCGGCGTGAGCGCGTTCGATCTGTTCATGAAAGCCAATGACGGCTCGTTCAGCGACACCGTGGCCAAGTGGATCGCAACGCCGAACCTGAACGTCCTGTTCCCGGAGTATTTCGCCAACCGTTTGTACGTCGGCGCGATGGCCGCATCGCTGGTTCCGTATTTTTGCACCCAGCGCATCACCATCGACGGCTTCAAATTCGAGGCGCCGTCCCTTGAAACCCCGACTCGCGACAAACGCCTGCGCAAGATCGCGCACGGCGCTGACATCCCGGTCGTGAATATCAAGATCGGCACCGAGAGCGTCAACCTGCCGAAGTTCGCGATCGGCGTGGAGATGACCTACGAGCAGATGCGCTATCAGCGCCTTGACTTCCTAGGCGCGACCCTTCGCCAGATCGGCCTGCAGTTGGGCGTCGATCAGACAGAGGAATTTATGTACTGCATCGGTAACGGTGACAAAAACAGCAACGGCCTGCAGAGCGGCAACATCGTAACCACGGCGACCTCCAATGTGATCGTGAAAAAAGACCTGTTCACCCTGTGGCGCGAACTTCCGGACGGTTACGAGATGAACGTCTATGTTGGCCCGAAGGCCAGCATGATCATGGTTGATGACGTCGTGACCAGCCTGACTAATCCGGAAACCCAGCTCGCGGCAGTGCAGACCGAACAGCGCCGGAAGATCCCCAGCGGCTACGAGTGGAACGGCACCATGTATTACAACGGCTCCGCCGTGACCGATCACTTGCAAGGGTGGGATCGTGACAATACTGGCGTTTACGTTACTAACGATAACGTTATGTTGTCCGAATCCGAACGGATCATCCGCAGCCAGAAAATCCTTACCACGGCGGCGATGTACGGCACGTTCAGGATCAACGACAAAAACACCATCGCGGCTCTGGACATCACCCACTAAGGAATTGACGTGGGAACTTATATATCACAATCGGATGTAACGGCGCGCCTGAGAGTATTGACGGCGTTGGATGTGGCAACTGGGCTGCTTGACGGCGCGTCGTTTATTCCTGCGGCTGAGGCGATGTTTGCGGAGGACTGTAATGTATTATACGCTGACATGACAGCCAATCAGCAAACACTCGCCAAAGCGGCGATGATCGCGTATTGTGCGGCGCTCGTTGTCGCATCGGCCCCGACGGAAAAGATCGAAGGCGTCAACGCCTCGATCACTCCTATCACGGCAAGCGACAAAGTAAAGATGCACGATCTACTCATGGCCGAGTACGAGAAGTACCTCAAAAAGTGCAGCTCTGCGCGGTCATGGATCAACAGTTCTATAACCAGTGACTATACAGGCCGAGATGAGCTGTCAAGCTGAATTTCTAAAGGCGTTCCTCCGCCAGGGCAACGCGGCGACGGTGACGAAAGTTTCCGGGACCGCTTGCCCTTGTATGACCTCGCGTGACTCTGCGCGTCAGCAGTATTCGGCGCAGTGGCACCGGGATCATCCAACGGCGGCGGACTGCGCAATGACCGGCCTGATCTCACGAACCACCACGACCATCGCGGTTAAGGGGTTTCATCTGGACGTAGGGGCCATGTTGGCGCGCAGCGACGCTGTTGCGAACAAGATCCCCATAGGCGAATTGCAGCAGGGCGATGTTATGTGGCAGGGTACGATCCGGACAGACACCAACGCTTTTTACGATCTCTCGGCTTTGAGCGACATAGCCGACAAGATCACCATCGGCGGGGTGGACTATAAGGTCAAGCTCTGTTACAACGAGGTTATCCGAAACGAGACCGCGTATCAGATCGTTCTGCTGCGGAGGCTGACGTAATGGCTAATCCGCCGAAAGGGTGGAACCTTAATATGACCGGCTGGGTGCGCAAGCTCGAAGGCGCAAACAAGGCGATGAGCAACAAGATCCTGCCGGATATTGTGGACAAGGGCATGGATATGCTGACCGCAGAGGTCACGAAGAACCTGCAAGGCGTACATCACAAAGCAGGCACGCCGGCACCAACGCCCGGACAGCTTCCGGTTTCCAAGATCACAAGCAACCTCGCGGGGTCTGTCATGTCAGAGCGCAAGAAGCCGACGCTTGGCATTGTGTTCGTTGACAAGCGCAAAGCACCCTATGGGCTGCCGGTCCATCGCGGCGTGAAGAAGGACGGCGGCGGCTGGCAGATGCGACCGCGCAAGTTTTTCCAGGAAGCGCATCGCGTGGTGAGAGCTAAACTTTATCCTGTGTGGAAAGAAATGATGTCGAAGGGGCTGAAAGGAATATGATCCGATCCGGCTATGAAATAGATGACATCCAGACCGTGCTTGTCGCGCTGCTGAAGGCCAACACCTCAGCGCCGTGGACAAGCTGGGATGTGATCCGCGCCTGGCCGGATGATCTGCAATTTGACAAGCTGACTAAGCCGATCATCTACGTGGATCGGCCAGCCTACACTGAGGACGTATCTCAGCAAGGCGGCGGAGCTGCTACGATCTGGGAGTGCAATATCGGTTTGTGGGATGACAACCAGACCGGCGGCAGTGAAGAGATCGGGATCATGCAAAGTCAACTGCTGGCGTTTTTCCGCGCACGCGCGACGCTGCACCAAAAGACGTTTACCGTGACGCTGGGAACGACAACCTACACCGCGACAAAGTTAATTTCACAAGGCATCACCATCAAGTCCATTTCCCCGGCGCGCACTTTAGACAACGACGCCGAGAATAATAATTTCAGAGTTGAGCATGTGCTTACAATTATCACAAGATAGGAGTCTCTTATGGCAGCACTAACAGACTGGCTGGATAATCCCGCGTTGACCGACTATGTCAATGGCGACGATACTCTTGTCCGGTATTTTCTTAAGGCCGCCTCCGTGGCAACCGACATCACGCCAGTCAACATCTACGGCGTGCAAGAGGTTTCCCCGGATGCCGTCAAGTATGGCATCGAGGAGGAAATTTATCACAGCGGCGGCGGGCGCACCAAGATCAAACGGCGTCCTGAGTTCACCGTCAACATCCCGATCTTCGCCTCGCGCGTGGATACCTTTGTGGGCGCGATCCATTCTCAGGTGTTCGGTTCGTCATCCTCGTATTACGCCAACGTCCTCACCTTCGATGACGTCCCGCGCATCAACTTGGAGATCGTTTATCGTTTGCCGGACATGACGCATGTTGGTTCGCTCGTTCTGTGCAACCTGATCCCGCAGGACTTCACCCCCGGCAGCAAGACCGGCAACCAGATCGTACAGGTGCCGTTTTACTCGCGGTTCATCCCGGTGAAACTGGCGGCTGGCGCGCGCTGCGTGCTGGACAAATTCAACGGCGACGGCAGCACCACGACCTTCACGCTGTCGCAAACCCCGCTGAACCTGATGGATATGAACGTGGGCCTGAAGGATGAGTTCGTTCTGGACAACGTGATCTACGTCGAAACCAAGTCTTCGACTGCGACGGTAGGCACGCTGGTGAAAAAGGATATTACCATCGTTGGAACAACCCTGACGTTTTCCACAGCACCAGCTGCTGGGACTACGGTGGAAGTGTTCTACGCCTGCGCGTCTTAAGCGAAATGCGAAAGGTGACAGATGAAATATGTGACCAGTGATCTTTATTCCGCCGCTGCGCTGATGATAGCCAGCGGCGTCAAATACGACCGGCTGACGGTGGGGCATGACATCAGGCGCACGATCATGTTTCAATCCACGCGCCCGCGCGGGGCGCGACGACCGGCGCAAGATCGATCTGCAGGAATATCTGAGTTTCAATCCACGCGCCCGCGCGGGGCGCGACAGCCGATCACATGGAGACCGCCGGACGCATCAAGTATCAATAAACGCGCCCGCGCGCGCCCCGACACTCGCCAGTCTAGTTTATAACAAAGTCAATCTTGTTTCAATCAACGCGCCCGCGCGGGGCGC